GGACTTAAGGACGTCCTTTTGTTGACTTACCGTAAACTTACGAAATTGAGCTTTTTGACCAGTAGTGGGTAGCTTAATATCTACTACATCTTCATCTTGAATAGTCTGTAGAGTGTTTAGTAGATTGCTATATTTAGTCTGCTCGAGCATACTAATAATTATATAATATATATCTAAAATCCACCACCAATAGTAGGTATATCACTAGATGCTCTATTAGATTTCTCCTGCTGTTTCTTCTCACGAGCATATGTATTTAGGTGCAGGTCTATCTCCGCGGGAGATAGAGACATATACGCATCAATACCCATTCCAATCTTACCTCCTAGTACATACTGCTTCTCATATACATTTAAAAGATTGTCTCTATATAAGAACTTTAACACCTCAAAAAGAGAGTTATCAAATATATTAACCTTTACTGCTTCAGTATCATCACTAGTACTATTAATAATCTGAATATCATCTATTTTAGAGTGGAGATCATCTAGATATGATATAATACAGTTAAGCGCATCACCTGTCAGATTCTTGAATATTTCTTTTCTTTGATCGGAAGTCGCGTGCCTAAGATCAGAGAATTCACCATTAACATTAATACCCGTTATACAATCTAATATAAATTCTTCCTGAATATCATAATATAGATGATATGGTAGGTTAATGGTTACAGTTATATTGTCCCGGATTTGAACATTACGGTCTCTGACAATATCTACCTCGTTTGCAATTTTAGATATAATACTATGAACAGATAGCTTATTAGTAATCGCTGGAGAATCTTCAGATTTAATATTAAGCTCCATAACATCACCTACGCATACCATCCGGATGGTAGACATAATGCAAAATACATCTACTCGATTAAACCGGATATTACTCTCACAACACAATTGAGATATTATAAACTGAATATATTGGAGAAGTCCTGTATTATCATTATTCTGAATATACTTTAATATATCAATATAATGACTATTAGTAATCTCCCGGAACCGTACGGCTTGGTCGATACTTGGTATATATACCTCGTAGGTGAAGTATTTTAGCATATTAATATATAATCTGCAAATCCTATAAATCTATTTGCTGGACACTATTGATAATGTTAAATATATTACCTGTAGATAAGTCCTTAACAATTTTATCAATTGGAAGCCAGGGTAGACCTTCTACTGTATAGTTTCTATACGTCCATGTAATGTTAAAGTTTTGTACTTCATCACCGTCATATGATAGGTCGGAATTTTCCATCCTCGTTGGTGTACAGTCGTGAAACGTAAATATTTTCCGCTGAATTGATGATCTACCAGCTACTGTCTTACCAAGCTGTATAACTCGTATCCTACTCTTAATATTCTGCGAGCTCTTTGTACCGGCTTGAGGCTCATCACCTTTTCTAGCTACTAGGCCGAGATGAGATGCGAGGATTACCCACGGTCTAATCAGAAAATCCGCAAAAGAAGTATTTGTCTCTCTGAATTGTATTGTGAGCTCAGATGGTGATTGCCTCACATCACCGTAAGGAACCGGTACAAATCCTTTAGCGTTTGGTATGTCTGCATACCCTGTATTATATTGCTCACCTGGTATATTTACACCTGTCGCGAAAATGCAGCCCTGGATTGTTTGATAGTGAATTGAGGTTAAAGTTTTAACATTCTTAGCTACATTCCAAGCATCTCCTGTCTTACCATTCTTTTCCCAATCGCGGATGATTCCACTAGTTAGTATTTCTGGATAATCATCAATCCATACAAGCCATAAGAATTTATTAGGAATGCTAGCACTCCAGGTCTCGAGCATATTAAGGAAGTGGTCTCTATAGCTTAAGATTGGAGAAAATGGCAGATTAGTTCCAAATAATTTAAGCGTAGGGCCTCCGGCGGAACCTAAGAGATTATTTACACCTTTACCGAGCTCTTGAGCTCCTTTAAGAAAGTTGTCTAGCATATAAAATATTTACACTAGACGGTCAATATTATGGTGCTAATCTTTTCCAGAAGTGATACTGTAATGTAACACCTAGAGAGATCGGGGCTCCAGCTCCTGTTATATCGTATGACATCGCGCCGACCTCAGTTGGATATACACCTACTAGTTGATATCTAGATACTGGCTGGAACTGAGAGTCTACTTGCACCATATCTAATACAGATGATGGTTTTGGTACGAAGTAATCACCGCTACTAGTTTCTTCATCAAAAGTATTAAACGACCATCCTTCAAACATTCTACGTAAAGTAGATTGAGTATCGCAATAGAAGTCTAAAGCAAAGCTTCCGGAATATGAAACCGCGCCCGGGACATTAAAATCTAACCCCATGTAAGGTGCTGTATGGTTTTGGATCGACCTTGAAGGTACCTCTCCACCTTTAGCATAAACTAGATCCTCTTCAGTGATTGAAAAGTTGTCACTAGAGATATTAATAATTCTATATTGAAAGTCTCTAGCGAAGTCTCGCTCTTGTGCGACTCTGTAGAAATCCGAAATTGCTTGTTTAATGTCTGCCATAATAATATTTAGGTTAAAGTATGTATTAAGTTACAATCTCTCTAAAACTTTGATCTGTTCTAGTAGCAAAGAAGTTAACTAATATAAATTCAGCTGTACGTACTGGCTTGATATATATATCAACAACAAGTTCGTTTTGATCGATAACCGCGGGAGTATTATTCCTCTCATCGCATATTAATAGGTAATCATATAGACCATCCGTATTCTTAATATTATCAAATATAGGAGTTAGTACATTAAGTACTTGGGTTCTCGTCCTTAATGTGTTAGGTTCAAATACAAAGTACTTCATCACCGACCTCACTGCTTTTTCAGCGTAGAGGAACATCCGCCGTACATTAATTCTGTCAAATGCACTAGGCTTCTTTTGGAGAGTCTTCTGACCGAATATTACAAATCCATCATTTGGAAAATTAGCGACTGGGTTTAAGCTAACCTTATATAAAGCGTCACGGTGCTTTTGCTTTGGATATACCGCTAAATCTACTGCACCGGATACTATACCTCTTGTAAAACCGGCGGGTGCAGACCATGGCTGGAAGTTACTATCCGTGTTAGCCATGGCGGCAGAAGCAAATCCACTAAATGGTACCCAGACGTTCTTGTTGAGAGTAGTATCATACGCTTTAACCCAATTGGCATATGCAACACCATAACTTGTGTTAAAGGATTGGAACGCATGACGGATAGGCCAGTATACATCTTTAGAGAATGTCTTTGACTCATCGTCTAGAACTTTACTATCTTCTCCTTGAATTAGAGAGTGTCTAAGCCCGTCCGCTATAAAAATACAATCTTTTCTCCTTGTAGAGCAAAATTCATCTAGTTCACTAACAACAGATTTGTAATTCTCTACAATAGTTTGAGATGATATTTCTTTTGTCTTTTGAAGTGCAGATACAGATGCAATATATGTCTCATCGTCAAAGTATGTATTACCAGTCTCTTTTGTTGCTGCATGAACAGTTCCTAACCCGGCTTCTGCAATAATATCAAAGTCATATAATTCATAATTATCTGCCCAGTCGAAAACTCTCCGGAGCTTACCTGGTATATTACCTACTGCAACGGAATCACCTAAAGCAATAGTCTGCTTAAATGCCCCGGTTGGATATAAGTTTTGAGGAGTTGTAATATAGCTATCATCTTTAATAGCTTCAGCTATTTGTATTAGCGTACTATCTTCCGTATCGTTTAAGAATACATTACTCTCAGCGTCGACTGTTAAATCATTAGGAAGTAGGCGTACCTTTTTACGTGGAACTGCATTAACATCACCAGCGTCTGTCCAATCACCACCTTCTTTACTGAGCGCTGGATTGATAAAGACCTTAATATTAGATGAGGATTGAGATTCACCTTCAAGGTAGAACGATACTGGATTTCCACCTTCTACCGGGAATTGCTTTGAGTAGTAATTTAATGATCCTGTGAAGCTCTCCTGCAATACGTAATCAAGTTTAGTAGTGTCCGGATCGAGTGTAGATCCTCTAATCTTAAATACCCCTACTGATATTACATCGCTAAATTCTTCTGTAGCTAGGTTGAATTCGGCTAGATTTTCCATTACTTCACTAACAGAACCTTCTGCTCCATTATTATCAGCATGAACATCGAATGTAAAGCGAGTACTCGGTACGTTCTTAAACGATTTATTTTGACCATTATAAGTATCAGTAACTGTTTTGACATTTTGGATTCCGTCATATGCAGTACCTGCATTAATTGATGCATTATCAATTAATCCAATATAACTTCCTTCAAACTTTTCATTAACCGCTACTCTCTTTTTATTTAATATTACAATACCGGCTCCATTTAATGCATTTGTGTCGGTATATCCTCCGGCTGAGGACCCGGATAATGCGGATATATCTGCTCCAGTCGACCAATCTAGATTATTTTCAATAAGCTGCCGGTATTTTGAACTATCGACTGTGATGCTAGAAGGTTCTCCTATAAAGAATACATCTGAATCCTTATAATCAACCACCGCGGTAGTTGAGCTGAATATCGATGACCAGTCTGCTTTGGATAGCGAATCGAGCGTACCGGATCCGTCAATATATGCAGATGCGGTAGCTGTACACGTCGTTAGATCTACAAGACCTGACAACTTTGTTTTATCCGTAACAACCGGAAATGTCGGGTAAATAAGAGCGGAGTACTGATCAGTGACATCAGCACCATTCCCGGTACCGTACGATAATCTAACTACATTCACATTAGCCGGGCTACCTAGAGCTGCTTTAGTGGTATGATATAAATATCGTTCTGCTGCATTACTTGGTGCACCGTAGAGCTGTTCAAATTCGCTTATACTTGAAACCTGAATAATTTCATCAGTTGGCCCTTGATGGGCAAACCCTGGAATTAAAACTGTTGTACCAGCTGGTAGCTCTGGTCTTAGTGAAAGGTCTACTTCTTTTATTTCTACACCTGGACTTTGTATCGTTCTTGCCATACAATTATTTATCTCTCAGAGAATAGGAAAATTAAACCATATTTAATCTTCTGGCAAGGGCTTCACATGTAGCTGGCTGAATGCAAATTGAAATGTAGTTTCAATTTCTTCTGAATCCCGGTAGTTATAATTAATCTCCCCGAGCCCAACCGGAACAGCTCCTATATAGTCAAATTGGATTCGTCTATTATTATATTCATCTAGACCATATACTGTGATGGTTGTAGCATATTCAGAGAATGGGTTATTAAGCACCGGTATTTTTTCTGCATAAAAGAATGCCTCTTTATTATTATTAAGAAGATTGATCCACTTATATATAGCCCAGTAATTATTGAATTCATTATCAACAGTAAAATTAACCGAAATTGTTTCATAATCCGGGCGGTTATGACTTGTAAAGTTAAATACCTGACCGCCATATGGTACCTCAACTGCATCGACAATCACAGAAGGTACTGTGATCCCGTAAACACTAAACTGTAATGCATTTTCATTTACTAGATTAATATCACGGGAAACTGATAGGTTAATTTCTCTTAACGCTTTTGGTAGCATCACTACCATAATAAATTTATCTTTTCTCGATTTGTTGAGAACGGACTGCTGAATACTACCTATATCTGTTGAGCTCATTACTATATTACTTATTCGGGAACTCCCATCCCTGCTGCATCATATATGATATATCATCATTTTCCATATCATCATTAAATAGTAAAGGTGTTGCATTACTTTCACTCGCGGGTGATTCATCATTATATAGAGATAGAGGATTAGTGAACTGTTGTATTCCAAAATCCATCGGCGCAATAATTCGTGGCTTATTGTTTGAGTCATACTCAATCACTTCAAAGTACTTCTCTAGTATAGACTGTTCTAATATAAATAAAGCCCATACAAGTGACATCACTCTATCATCATGCATACCATCTCCTCGCTTTGCGGCCCACCGGCCATTTGGATACCGGACAAAATTACGAAGCTCAGTAACAGTTTCCTTATCATGAAGGACAACAGCGCATACCTCAGATATCCAATATCTCATATTTGTAACGCCTTTATACTTTGAGTTGGTATGCGCGACGACTCCCTTTCTCTCATATTTCATCCTCGATGCACTCTCGTTATAGGTTATAATATTCTGATAGCCGTGTATATTATGTAAATTATCAACAACTTGGATACCGCAACTGTTCCTCTCAATTAACGCTAGCGGAGAACCCCAGTTCTGTAATATCTCATATAACTTACTAGTGAAGTTATAAGGATTTATTTCCCTATTATGGTATATTGCTACTTGTTCAATTGTTGTAGGGTCTGTAATATCTAGGATTTGAATAACACTCGCGTCCTTACCTACACCTTCACTTATATCTACTCCTGCAACATAGGTCCTAGATTCAGGATCAGGCTCGACCCATATATTATAAGATCCGCCATCAAATATAAATTCCGGAGGCTTAATACCTATTAGGAGCTTATTTAATACATCATCATTTAGTACTGCCTCTCCACCTTCAATGAATTCATTTTCGAATTCTTGCGCGAACGCTTCTCGGGAACCTAGAGACTGGATGGTAGACTTTTTCCATTCTTCATCACGACCAGGTATTTCCCACCAGTCTATCCGTGAGGCCGTCCAGTTATTTTTACCATTAATAGCGTTACTATATAGCGAGTGAAATAAATTACCAGTTCCATTAGGTGTACTAGCTATGAATATTTTAGATTTCTTCGAAGAAGAAACAATAGGATAAACAGATCGCCAAAAATCCTCTACAAGATTATTAGGTATAAAGGCTAGCTCATCAAGTATGAGTACATTACAACTATCACCTCTACCCGCATCACTACTTGTTGTGCTAATACCTATACTACTTCCGTTCGTTAGAGCCATTGACGTCTTACCATATTCTGTTACACCCGGTTTAAGATAGTTAGGTAGCAGCTCGTACGCTAATCTAATTCTTTTAAATATATTACCAGCAGTTTGTTCCTTATTGGCTACTAATAAAATTCTCTGATCGTCGTAAAAGCAGCAAATCCAAAGCGCGTATATCGTCATCATCGTAGTCTTACCTGACTGCCGGGAACTTAGAACTATATTAAACCTATCATCCCGGAGACGTCTCAAGACTGTCTTTTGACATGAATATAAATGGATTTTATCTCTACCACGGTCAAGATTTACTATATAAAAGAAGTTCTCTGCAAAATACAATATATTACGAGTACACTTCTTAAGCGTTTTAACCATGGATGCATCCCATGAGTATTGAGTCTTGTCAGTCGGTAGCTTTGTATTACCTAAATAAAAGCCTTCATTCCCGGTAACTTGATCGTTGAGTTGTTTATTATTTTTAATAAATATATTTATATATGAGTAAATCTAATAACAATACAGGTGCAGCAGAATTAGAGAAAGAATATAAATCAAGTGATGATATTTCAACATTAGAACTAGATGATGAAGTGCAATCAGTAGTTGATCCTAAGGACTCTAATGAGAGATCTACATTATATTCAAAAAAAGTATCCGAAAAACCAAAAAAATCGGGAAAAAACATAAAAGAGACTATAAATACTAGTATACAACCCATGAAAAAGACAGATATTAATATTTTTGATAAACTCTACTCAACTATCATGGAGGATGGATTTGATTTTGATGATGAATTCCCTCCTCTTGACGATACCGGAGAAGATGCTGATGGTGGAGAGCCTGAAGCGGATTCTGACACAGAAGGTGAGGTAACAGTTACGTTATCCGGTGATCAAGTCGACGCTTTAAGAGATATTTTAGCACAGCTTGACGGAGACGATGAAGAAGATGGAGATTTAGATATTGAAGATCTGGTCGATGGAGAAGATGGTGACGATGAAGAGGATCCATTTGGAGAAGCAGTCGATGCTGAAACAGTTTCAGACAGTAAGGGTAAATCCTTACAAGGTACTAATAATAAAGTCGGTAAAGTGAAGGGTAAGGGAGGGAAAGCCAGTAAAGGTGACCCAAAGAATGAGCCAGAACCTAAAGAACTTAGTGATGCTGGAGGCAAGGCCCTTCAAAATCCGAAAAATGACAAACCGGCTGGTTCTACTGTAACGCCAGGTGACGCGCTCAAGTAATACAAAAAAAAAAGAATATTAATACGGTTTTAAAAAACGCGGAGGGTAACCTTCGCGTTTTTTTATAAATACTAATATGGAGGACTTCAAGGACTACTTCAATAGAGCTATGGACCGGAGGGTAACCTCTTCGACTGGACCTAGCCAGACTAAAATCCAACGAGGAGCAGTTGGAATAGGTAGATTAAATCAGCGCTTAGTTCCGGATTCAGCCAGAGAGGATATGTCTAATGTATCTAAGGTCGAAGCTCTTAGAGGTAGCAATTCTACTAGAGAGGTTCCTGTTAGTCATATCGAAGCCCGGCAGATCATGAGCAAATATAATATAAAAAATATTAATAATGACGCAGGTCGCGAGCTCGGAACCACTGGTATTAAGTTATACCTTAATATAAATACGAATTCATTCATGCTGAAAAGGGTAACTGATGAGTAATATACTCGATATTTTTGTACATAGTAACGATCTTCGATACTTAGATAAGGATAGAAATGATAATGAGCGTAATTTATTCTCCGGGTGGTATAAAGAACAGCTATATCAGTACGGAATTGAAGTAAATTACTATTCAAATAATTATAGCCTATCCGGTCATGACTCAATATACGGAGAAGAGCCTCTACAGAGATATAGTTCGCCAGTCAAAGTAGTATTAGCAACAACTTTAAATGAATCTGCTATCTCTTTACAACAATTTGGTATTGTATCTGATGACGAAGTAGGTGCATTTATACATATAGATGCTTTTTACAGTATATTTGGCGATGGTAGTGAACCTAAGGCTGGAGATGTATTTGAATTAGAGGAATACGCTCGGCATGATAGAGTAGGTGGTCGTACTAGTAAGATGTTCGAGATTACAGAGCGTCTAGATCAAGATATAAGCGAGATAAACCCTATTATGGGTCATTATATCTGGTCAATAAAAGCTAAGAGATTCGACAATAGCTTCGAACCGGTGCTACCTCTTGAAGGTAAGATAGATCAAGTTCAAGATGATATATTTAGCGGTAGATTAGGTGATACTGATGTAAAGTCACCCGATAAGGTATATACTGACGAGATCGACGATGAGAGTAAGAAAGTATTCGACTATAGAATATATATCGATTCTGACGATACAATATATGGCGATTACTAATCGCTATAAATTAATATTGTGGGACCTTACCCTCTTCAATTTCATTGATAATCTCAAACATCATTGAATTTGTCCGTTCATCAACAAACTTTTGAAATGCTATAGGCTTTATCCACGAATTATCTTTTACTGGTAACTTAAGAGATTTACATTTTGCATCTACAACTTCAACTGCTTCGAGCAGTGAACACCATCTTGCCATCTCATAGACTGTCATGCTATCGACTGTCTCGCAATCTTCTAAGGGAATAACCTTATCTTTATATTGCTCGATAATATCGTTAATATCAGAACCTCGTTTAGTTACCTTGCTTGTGCTTGTTGTTGTATGCTTCATATGTATTTTTTGTATTATTAATAGTGAGGCCTAGGATGGCGCTGTTTAGTTTTTCTACTATTTCAGTTGTATCATCTTCCTCATCAATTAAGTCAATTAATTGATATGTTGTATTAATAATATTAAAAATACTCGTATATAGCAAGCTTTTTCTAGATGTCTTTTCGATTGAAGATCTAATAAAGTCTTCAATAAATAAATTGAGGTTATACAGATATTGTTTAAGCTTATTGTTGTATGTTTCGTTCAACCGAGTCATCATACCTTGCTTAAATGCAGTTACGTGCGAGCTATCAATACTCTTAAGATCCTTAGAGATAATATCTATGATAGTATCTATATCTATTAATGAAGGCAAAGCCTTAGATGCTGAGATGGAGGAGCTAGGGACTTCAGTATATATTAACGAATCATCACTCATCATTATTTTTTATTTTACTTTTTACCATCTCTATATTATCATCAAATACATTTACATTAACGGATGAGTTAATGGTACTGTCAGTCTTTTGCGCAGAGGTTATATTTATATAGACTGCGTTTACCTTTTCACAGCCAACGCAACTGAAACTATTATCACCCTGGAACGTGACTGGTATTAGATTACTACTACCACAATAAGCGCACTGAACATTAACTCCTACATCTTTAAGAGTTTCTGCCTCTAATATCTGCAGCTCTTTATTTTTAATATTTAAATGGACCGATTGAAGCTTTTTCAGGAGATTGTATCCTATAATTTGCACAGCGATAGTAACTGTAAATGCTTGTAAGAAATTATTATATTTAAGGTCAATAATAGCAGCTACAGTGCCCGCTATAGCGATCACTATAATCAAAGACTTTATTATATTGATCATATATAATATTGATACAATTGTATCTAAATATCAAGCTACTGTATGCTACCTAAGTCAGCTGCAATAGCTTTAATAGCTTTTTTAATGGCTACAATCTTACCAGTACATTTTTTTATAGTATCTAAATAATCTTCATGATCACTAATTAATGGATTTGTACCAGCGTTGTTAATCTTGGCGCCGATCTGATGAGCAGCAAGATAGAGATCACCTAAATGTTGAATCATTGGATCAACCTGTAGAGGATATGGACTTACATTTCCAGATTGCTCCTGCTCCTTTTTTGATTTTTTATGCGAGCTTAGAATATCTAACAGGTTAACCTTTGTCGGATTCAACTCACTTGTTCCCATTCCATGATTACGCTTCGCGGACATCATCATAATATCTTCACATATGGTATTAAACTTACTAGGGGCATCTTTCATGATATATTATACTATAAATATTTATATGAACGAACAGATTAACTCTAGTGATGATTTAGAAAATACACCGAGTAGTGACTTAGATGACGCTACAACCGATGTACCTACAGACGTATTTGGTGACTATGATATAGATATTAACGATATTATGATACCTCAGGCTGTAGAGTATAAGGAGGAGGAAATAAAGGATAAATTCGATTCCGGATTTAAGTTTTCCTTTATCGGCACCGGTCAAGGAGGGTCTCGGCTAGCCGAAACATTTTATAAGATAGGTTACAGACGCGTAGGTGTAGTGAATACTGCAGAGCAGGATCTCGCAACCATTGACTTACCACCCAGTAATAAGTTTTGTTTCGGGCAGGGTGGAGCTGGAAAGGACCGCGGGTTAGCAAAGAACTTGTTCAAAGGTAAGCAGGAGGATTGTCTGGATTTCACTAAGCGAGTGTTTGGTAAAAAATACGACCGGACTATAGTATGTGCCGGTGCAGGTGGTGGAACCGGTGCAGGTACTCTATCTAGCATAGTTAAAGTCGCAAGAGACTTACAAATCTCTAATAAATGCTCTAGTGATAAAGTCGGAGTGATATTAGCCTTACCTAAGTATTCTGAAGGTAAGAAGGTAAACGAAAACGCTTGTAAAACTCTTACGGAAGCATTAGATTTAGTAGATCAAGGGATTGTATCTCCATTTATTGTCTTAGACAATGAGAAGATAGGTCACATATATCCAAATCTTTCAATTGATAGATTCTGGCATACTGCTAATATGAGTATATGTACTCTATTTCACTTATTTAATACAATTATTACACGGAATAGCCATTACTCAACCTTCGACCCGAACGATTATTCAACCATTCTCGATTCCGGTACTATCGTCTTCGGAGCTACAAACGTTAATGACTATAGCGATGAAACGAAAATCAGCTACGCAATTAGAGAGAATTTAAAGCAGAATATACTATCAGGTGGATTTGATATCGGTACCGGGACAGTGGCCGCGGCTGTTGTTATAGGTAAGCAAGACGCTCTAGCAACAATCCCAGAAGCGCATCTAGATTATGCATTTGAGCAACTAACTAGAACCCTTAAGGCTGATAGTACCGTACATCGTGGTATATATAGAGGTAATAAACCTGGACTAAATGTATTTACAGCTATTGGTGGGTTAGCTAGGCCTACTACTAAACTGGAAGATCTTAAAAATTTAAGTGATAATTAAGCTTCAAATAAATAAATAATATTATAATGATAGGGTTTCAACAAAAATTTCTAAAATCTCTTATTAAAGAGGCTGATATATCAGCAGTAGATAATGTACCAGCTCCTGAGGAAGATCTTTCAGATGCAGAGGCTTTTGATAAGAGTCTAGATCAAGGTACTCCAGCGGCGACATTTGATGATATAGCTCCTAACCCGGAACATGACCTCAAGCAGCAGCAATTGGCTAGCAGTATAGGAGTCTTACAAAACTGGATTACAGAAGTCGAAGGCTTTATTGCTTTTCTAAATGGGTTAGATGAAGGTTCTGTGAATTATCATCTCAATAAGGCTGATTGTGATAGTATAATGGCTGATGTTCGGCGAAGTGAGTCGAAAAAAGTATCCCGTTTAGCGCAAGATCTGTCAAGTCTCAGCGAGGCACTTAAGCAGTATCTATTAAGTGCTGATAATGATAATTCCTAGATTCTACTAAGTAGCACCTTACCTTTCAGACCGGTATATGTATTCTCTTTAATGAATTTATGAGGTACCCTATCAATACTCGCACCTACACATAAGTCATTAACGTCCTTATATTTTGTACCTATATTTTCAGGCCAGATAAACACTCGTGCACCTTCTTCGCACAGTATATTAGACTTAGACAAGCTAGCCGCATCGCACCATTGAGAATCTAATACCCATATCTTTTCATGTAGCATATACCGGTTTAATTGCTCTTTTTGCTTTACAGTAAATGCAGTTTTAGAGTTCTCCTGAATTCCGGCAACTGCAATGCCATTCTCAATAAAAAAGCTATCAATAGGACCTTCTGTTATGAAGATAGTCGATATACTACTAATAACATTATCAATATTGAATAATAATTTATCACTAGACTGCTTAGAGAGATATTTAGGAGTCTGCGTATCGTATATACTTCTAGACTGGTAGTGTGATATTTTATTGTTATGATAGAATGGTAATATGATTCTATTCTTATGTACTCTATCATTTAACGTAAACCATAACGTTTTTGGCTTGTTAACCGCTTCACGTAAACGCCTAGATTTAACTATACTTAAAGCATTCTGAACGTGTACATTATCCTTATAGTATTCAACCTGTGTATCATCAAATAGATTAATACTATCCTTTGGTATATCTGGGACGTCTACCGGTTGTGATGCTACTGACGAGCTCTTACTTAGGTAATTTTCTATAAAATCGGCACCATATGCACCCCGCTTTACCTCTAGGACTATATCACGGAACGTACATCCATTAACTTCACATACCCATTTAATAGGATCACCATACCATCCACAATTATGACAGCATATTATATTATCTTTAGGGAGGAAGAATAATCTTCGCTTTCTTCCCCAGCTCTTACCTTCTCGGCATGAAGGGCAGCTCCCATTATATACATTTGTAAATTTATTATAAGTAGGATTTCCGGAGAATTGATAAAATTTCTGGATAATATACTCTTCAGGTATTACCATCGGTCTTAAATAGTGTGTGAATACAACTAGCCGCGGCGTTTTCGATAGTTGTATTAAAAAATACCTCTTCCCACTCCACTAGTTTATTAGAAATTTTAGGCATGTTGAATTTTGTACATGCAGTTTTAAATGTTGATATACATCCTTTATTTGTCTTGTTAAACTGACTCTCATATAGCGGTATCTCATCCGGATGTACGTCTAAGCCCGTACTAAGGTTAATTAGCTTTGTATTTCTATTGTAAATTTCTTTCTGTTCTTCTGTTAATGTAGATATACCATCGGATAGTATCTTCCTCGCGGTCTTAACGCCCACTCGAGGTAATCCAGAAATATTATCTGACTTATCACCGACTAGCGATTTTATTTGCATATATTCATCGACTGATTCATACCCTGTTACATCCTTAAAGTTACTTGGTGTAATCTCCAGCTTTTTATTAAAATCATACACTGACGTGTTACTATCAATTAATTGATGTAGGTCGCTGTCCGCAGATGCGATTATTTTATTACCTACTACTTTCTTACATAGCCAATATATAATATCATCGGCCTCTAAGACTCCAGGTAGTATGTTACGAACTCCTAATGTCTCAACTATATCTCTAATATGCTTCTCTTGCTTATACATATCGTCTCGACCTGTACGATCACGGTTTCCTTTATAATCTACACATAGCAATCTACGATAATTAACTTGATCTTTAATAAGCTTATGATCCCACGTGATAATAATATCATCTGCACTTAGATCTTTTACTAGCTTTTTAAGAGAGATGAGAAATAGATATATTGGACTTACAATAGATTTATTATGCTTCATCGACGCTACCCAAAACGTCCGATGGAGGAGATTATTACCGTCTACAATCAACGTATTCATTTTTTTCATATTGCATTTTACATACTTTAGATATTTTCCGCGGAAGAGTTTCTACATATTCAATTATCTTTGACTCTATCCCAATATTATAATCTTTATATTCTATAATAAGGTTTTTACCTTCCGGAAGCAATAAAAAACTTAGCTTTTTTTCAGATGTATTAACTAGTATAATAAATTTATTACGATGTGTACCAGTATGGATATGGTATATATTACCTACCGTGCATTGAGCAGTAGAATCCTTCCGGTAAAATAAAGCCTTAAGGCTTTCCCAAATTCGCATGATTGAATATATATTTATGAATTAGCGTGTTGATTGAATCCGCATCCTTCTGAGTCACACTATTCTGAATCGTGACCGAACCTCCCTTATAGTCATATCCAATAATCAGAAAACACGACAGGTATTCATTAAGCATATCAGTCAGCAGGTGAGCAGTCTCTTTACTTAGCTTCTTTTTAGTTATATAGCTCTCGAGTTCCGCTTGCATCAACTCCGGGAGGAGATCTCTCGATATATCCTCAACGTCTATATCACTACTGATAAGTGATTCCTCTAGGGGCTCTCCTGACTCTTTCTTAGATTTGTTTGATTTTCGGGGCCTCATACAGATACTTACACCTGTTCTCTGTAAAGTTCACTATCACATCTTGCTCCGGATTTTATTAGAGCGCTAATTACGACCTCCATACTAAGAGTACGTATTTTGAGATTTTTATGAAGCTTCATGAAGTCATGATTGATTTCAAATTCCGGTAAGGAGTTCTTACCCTCATCCATTATCTTTCTACATGTAATATAGATTGACTCTGCACCTGGATTAAGCAATACTGTCCACAATCTCGAGTCCATCTCGCTATAGTTATTAAATATTTTCCAAGCTACGAAGCCGTTATCTTTAACGCGCTTTGTAAAGTAGGACAGATTTGATATTTTATTTTTCATATAATGTAATGGTAGTTACTAATTAATAAAGGCAGATGCAATGTATGTAACGTGAGAGCTATCCTTATTAGCATTAAATAAGAATACTTTATTCTCACTACATAAATGTACGTTAATGTTTTCAGCTCTAATTGATGATATGTTACGTATTAACTCAAAGCTAACCGGGATCGATTCAACCGGTGGAGTACCTATATACTCCTCAGATACCTTCTGCCGATACGTATCGATATTCTGCTTTTGCTGATCAGTTAATTCACCATATACAAATCCATCGGAAGTTGAAAAGTATATTTTATTCGAATCTGTAGCGAACGTACTACCCTTAATAAGGTTGAGTATACTACTACTCTCAATACTGAATTTAAAATCAAATTCTAGCGAATGTACTTTTGTTATATCGATGCCAGGCTCTTGCAGGATATTATCAGCCAGTAAATGAAATGTAAAGTTTATGTCAACTGACGCGTATTTAATATTATTACCAGAGAATTCTAGCTTAATATTATCATGGTCTAAGCAATTTAATATCTTTATTAATTTACTTATATCGCTGATATTTAACGATAACTTTTCCGAGATATCCGTATTAGGCTGATCGTATGTCGCGTATAACACCAGCGAATTATCAATTGATGTGACGATGGATTTATATCCAGAGTCATCAACTTTAAGTATACAGCAATCGTTAACCTTACTAATAGGTGTTAAGAAATCGCTCACAAATGAGGTTACGTTATGTATATCGAGTATCATACTCGAGCTATTGTAATATCTTTTGATCCGGATTGCAACTCATTAAGAAATATCTTTAGAAGCGCATCAGTATTATTACAGATACTATCAATATTGTTTGTTGTAATCTTATATTTGAGATTTTTATGGTTAAACGATACTATATCGTTAAGACTACTAATATCTTTCTCGAGCTTAGTAAGCTTCCGCTTAACCGTCGCAAGTGACTTGCTCGTTCTAGTTTTGAACTTTTCAATATCAGTAAGATCAACTCGAATTGACGGTCCAGGAGCTGACGTTACTATATTATGCGCCTCTGCGACCGGTTGGTGAGAATAGCTACCTGCTCCCGGAGCGGTATTCGGTTGTGAGGATCTCACTGGATGTCCTGTTGCTTTTGATATCACCTCCGGTGTAATCTTATCTGCATTCAATGAGCCTGATCCGATAATATTTGCATTTAACTGACCGATTTCACCGTTCACCATACCAGCTAATGCAGCTAATGATCTAGGATCGGTAGGTACTCCGTCAGCTGCCTTTTCAAGATTAGATGGTCGAGCTTGCTTTTCGTCACTCATAGAGCTTAAGCTAATTATATTACGCGTCTAGGCCCTTGAGGAGCTCGTTGATTTTATCATCTGATACATCCCCAGCAGCCGCTGTTTCCTTATCCTGTACACTGCTATTACTATCAAAAGTATAAGGTACATCATCATCACTACTATTACTCGAAGAAGCGGGCTCCTCGACCGTAGATTCGACAGAGTCTGTAGTTGATTGAGTTGCATCAGTCAATAGATAGTGTTCATGAAGCGCGGTCTCGAGCTCTTCATATGAACGAACCTTAAAAATATCATCAAGCTTATGACATCCTTTATAAATTGTATCATACTGATCTTCTGCTAGGCCTTTAATTTCACTAGGCATTAAGAATTTAGATGAAACATATGTTGGGAAGTTAGATTGCTTATCAACCTTGATCCGGAAGTTACAACCATCCGGGCTCAAGTCGAAGATTTTAGATCCGAATTGCTCTGCATCTTCACCTTGAATTGCTTCCATGATAATTTTATGAAGCTGCCTACCGAAACGAATTATTTTGATAGTTCCATTATTATCCGGCTTGATAGGATCGTTAACAACATATGCATTAACTAACCAGTTTTCTCTACGGATAATAGCCTTAGACCGTTCCTTCTCTGCTTCGGTTCCGTGATGGTAAATCCGGAAACGCATTTCAGCAATCGGATCCTTCTCCCCCCAAGTTGTAGGGCTTAAATAGTTCATAAATTGACCAGTGCTAAAGCTTTCCCAAGCATGGCTATAGTAGTGAAAAAACGTTTGTGCCGGGTCTGCAATATTAGGTAATAATCTTACAGTGTAAGAATTACCCGGTTGGAACCTCATAATATTTTCATACTTATTTGAAGTTGTGTCTTTGGTAAGTGCATCCTTGATGCTATCGAACATAGATGAATTAAATATACTCATACAAGTATTATATAATAAGTTTTATTGAGAATCAACTAGAATTTTATATCAATATTATTTGTGGATAAAAACTTTTTGATATACTTCGATTTATGCAGGGATGGGTCAACATCGAGAAAGTACTTTAATGCCTCAAAGTTACTATCAATATCTGCTAACGTCTTAAAGCAATTAAGATATCTTTCATCTCTTAACAACATAATAAATATATTAGGTAAATTCAGCTTCTTATTAAAACTAATGCATACGTATGAGCAAAAGCTAACAATAATTTCGCTGATCTCGGTATCATATATATCTCTTATTGGATCGGTCATTTTATACGTTCAAAAAGTTTTGAAAATTCCAGGAACCTTTCATTAAAGGTGCCGCCGGCGGCGTTAATATGTCCCGCTCCGCCGCATATATTCTTTGCTAGGTGAGCTAGATTAAGGTTACCTACAGTCGCGGACTTCCGGAAGCTGACTTTCTTACTATTAGTATTCACGATAATGGATATATCGCATGAATATTCATGAATAATATGATGAGCTACTTCATTTATATCACTAGTAGCGACAGTGGAAATAACATTGTATGTATCTCCATCGAATTCGAACTTATCTAGTTTAAATATTTCTAAATCTCTAATAATCGACTTGAGTGCCTTAGCTTTAAATTCTAGTAATCTCTTTTGCCGGTCGTTGAAGCCGTGAAATCCGGATGAAAAATCAGATATAAACTTCTGAACCCTATCGCCTTGATATGACCAGAATATAGTATTTAGATCTTTTGAAGATTTAGTTTTTAAGGTGTAAGAATCATAATCGTCAACGAGACCTATAAGGAGCTTTTGATTAGGGGTAAGCTCTACATTATTTGCGCTTCGGCATATTCTATATAATAATTTTGCGCATGAAGTTTCTTTCTCGATATAAGTCTTAGCAGTCTTATATCTATCAGCATGAGCTACATGAGAGTCGTGATGATCGATAATTGTTACATTAGGCTTATCAACTAATTCAGCATGTAAGGATACGTCTAAGTCAAGAATATATACTGTTTCATATTTACTGAGATTAGCAGGAGCCCAGGCTTCCCATGTAGACTTGAAGTCATCCACTCGCGTGACTTTATATTTTATATCAGAGTTTGTACACCACTGGAGTATAGTATGACACATGGCTCCATCTAGATCGCAATCTGTAAAGATAAAGACATCTGTATTAGTCACTGACATAATAATATATATACAGTCAGTAAGAAATAATCAAATATCAGGTTGATATGAAATCCAAGTCGCTTAGAGCGTTATTTAGATCATTATCCGGAACAGCATGAGCTACAGGAGATTCCTCAGCTAACTCTTCAATAGTTAATGTCGAGTAGTTTATCTGCATGTTACAGGATCCAAAATTAACACCGAACCTATTTTTCATCAGCCCTAGATGAATTATACCTAGTTCTCTATCCTCATCTTCTTGCCATATACCGAAAATACAATCGGCTGTAGCGGCGAGACCTATACTTTCACTAACAGTATCAAGACTCGGATTTGATTCGTTATAACCTTGCCGGTTTAACTGAGTTGCTGTTATAACAGGGCAGTTAAAATGATAACTCAGAGCACGTAACTGTTCAGTTGCATACTTGACTCTTTCGTATGAATTATTACCTTCATTACTTTTTAGAAGATTAACATAATCTACTACGATTGCATCTAAATCAATACCTCGTTGCTGTAGCTTATCTATAAACCCTTTAATTTGCCTGCATGTAACAGTATTCGGTGGAAATTCCTTAATTAATATTCTACTTTGTGAATGTGACGACTTATATTTCTTAAGCTCAGTCTCCAGCTCTTCAATATTATCTTGTAGATCACCAATTGGAATCTGTGTAATATTTGAGCTAAATCGCTTTGCATATAGCAACTCTGGCATTTCCAAACTAATGACCAATACAGTCTTATTTTGAGAGGCTATATTTGTAGCTATATTACCTAGAAATATGGATTTACCAATATTAGTCTCACCTGCAAATACATATATTGATCTACCATTCTCAAGGAAACCACCTCCTATTTTATCATCTAGCCAAGACCATCTAGATGATATTGTAACGTCTACTGTGGTTAGATCTTTAATGTGAGTGTCTATGTCATTAAGATAGTCAAATCCCGTATCTATATCCAAAGATATATTACATGCAGTTTCAAACGTGCTTAGAATTTTACCGGTATCACTATAATCATCCTTATTCTCAACTACATCTAGGAGAGCTCCATAAACTGCCTTCTCTTTAATAAATCTTTCAGTATTTTCATATAGCTCATCTTTATTAAAATTCTTATCAAAGTCTTGGAAGAGAGTCACAGCCGCGCGGAATTTGTCCCTATCATCATCTGTTAAGAGATACGCCTTAAGCTCGGTTATTGACGGTATATCGTTCCTAGATAAATGAAACTCCGAGATTAGATTTGCAATAAATTTTAGATTAGTATTCTTAAAGTACTCCGGTTTAATATGCTCTACTATAGTGGAGAGGTACGACTCATCTGTGAGCATGTGATATGCAACTACCTTCTCGTAAAAATCATGATCTATTTGCTTAGTCATCTAAAATAGTATACGTTGATTTGACAAATTATTCAACACTTTTTTTGAGAAATTTCACAGTATGAAAAACGGATGATCGCAATCGAATGTACCGACCTGGGTGAAACCTTCAATTGTATATTGATATATTATACCTTCTTGAACCGGTTCCCAATCCATACATTCAATAGACGAAAATGCTACTCTATCTTTATCAAAGAATAAAGTGCTTCCACTCCTCGCAATATATATGTTAGATGTCTCTCTGTTGAGTATCCATACCGCAAACGTTCCCTTTAACATACTTAATACCTTCGAGATAACCGAGGTTATCTGTAATGGTTCCATGTCTGGTGAATTACTATAAAATTCATTTAAAAGGGTAGGTATAATTGAGCTATCCACCTTGTTACTATGCCATGGGGCGTGCTCTTTTTTGAGATCTGAGAAGTTACTAATTATACCATTATGCGCGACCATCCATTCACCCGCTTCAAATGGATGAGATGTATGATCAGCGTATTTACGCTCACATGAAGTAGGAGCTTGAGTATGCCCAGTAATATACCTTGTATCATAATCCATACTAAATTCATTGAAATTAACTATACCTTCTTGCTTATGGATCAAGTAGTGCTCACTAGGTGTGACGGTGACACTACCAAACGCGAAGGTTCCCCTCACTTTATTTATATCATAGAGAGTTTCAAATTTTGAAGAATTCTCTGCACCAAATATACCACACATATATCATATTATATGATGTAAATTCAAGATATCAATCAATATAATTAAAAATCATCTTCGTCGTTATCAGGGAAATGCTTGCGGAAATCGTATACGTTATCATCACCGGTATCATCAGCGGTATAGTCGATCTGTGTTTGAGGATTTGCATCCGTGGCAGTCGCTTGAGCACCGATCGCGCCACCAATAGCACCGACTCCAGAGCCTTTAGCTGCACCTTTAAGACCTCCTTTAAATCCTGCCTTCGCGGCCGATTTTAATCGACTTAGACCAGTGTCTCCATCCTGTACAGGGTTCCGGAGATCATCCACCGCTCCCTTTGCTGCGCCGATAGTTCCTCCAACTGCTGCACCTATCTTAGCGGATGCTGCAGCACCCGCGATTATCGGTGCTAACGCACCACCGACCGGAAGCGCGGCTGCGGCAATTGAAATAAGACCAAGAGCGCCGAGTGCAGTTGTGATTTTATTCTTACTAACATAATTCCATACTTTCGAAAGTATACCTTTTTGCTGAGACCCTTCTGGCGCAGGAGCTGTAGTTGGTACCTCCGGATCAGAAGCTGTAGTTTGTTCCCCTGGCACAGGAGCTGTAGTTGGTACCTCCGGATCAGAAGCTGTAGTTTGTTCCCCTGGCGCAGGAGCTGTAGTTGGTACTGCTGGTTCCGATGTTTCTGGTGGTACTTCAGATGAGGGAGTATTTGTAGATTGAGATTGTTGATTTATTTTACCGTCTCTATCCATCCCGGAAAGTAGTTGATCAATTTGTGAAAATCTACCGTCCTTTTGCATTTTCGGGTTTGCAGCTAGAAAAGCTTTAATATTTTGCTTTAGAATACTTACATCTTTCCTGACAGTACCAGTGTACTGCTCAATCAAGGGATAGATTATTGAGCCCTCAAAGTAAGACCGCATGCGAGATTCTTCGAGTATGGAATTGAAGATTACTCTCGCGTTATTAAGGATGTATTTTTCTTGGATCAGCTGAGATTTACCAGTCGTAATTATACCACTCTCGACAAGAGCGTTACATATGATACCATTAAGTTCAGCTTCAGGATAATATGACTCTACCGCCGGTTGTTGATTTGCTTGTGTCGTAATATTATCTGCTTCTTTTTGACCAGGAGCAAGTAATTGCTGCAATTGTTGAGAATCTCCAGTCTTTGCAGCCGCCGCTAACTGTTGAGCTAAATTCGGATCCATCTTTGCTAGCGCCTCCATCGCCATATTAACAATTGGCTGTAAGAGCTTTTGAGATGCAAAGTCCTTAACCTTACCGAAGCCAGACTTAACAACATCGAGAAGGCCTTCATTTATTAAAAATTTAGTAATATACTCGATATCCCTCTCAAACAATGCTTCAATATCTATAGACTGTCTAATTTTAGTAGTAGATTTAAAATCTTCCCAAATTATTTGACTATCATTATCGGAACTCTTAGGTTGTGATCTCATACTAGTATTTATAGTAGTACTATTTAATTAATAATAGTATATTCAACTGTTTTAAGGTCATGCAGGCTCTCACCACCTGCATAACTTACAGCGCTCTGCAAATCTTGTTCGATCTCCTCCAGCTTTTGAAGGTAGGTCATTTCAGTAACGAGTAGTTCTTTCATCATGCCTTCAATATTACGCGTATGCCCTTTATTATGCTTTGAAGCAGATCCGTAATACTGTTTATATTTAGCACCATTAACAGTTGTAGTTACAGCAGGGCTATCTGAACAAGAACTAAACATAGAGCCTATCATAACCCCGTTTGCGCCGGCTGATATTGCCTTTGAAATATCCCCGTTACATTCAATCCCACCGTCAGCAATAATAGGAATTGATTTCCATTTATTATCTCCATTAAGCTCTTTAGCGCAGGCTTGAACACATGTAAACATAGACATAGTAAACCCTGTCTTATCCTTAGTAGTGCATACGTTACCCTGACCTATACCTACTTTAATCATGTCAGCGCCCCATAGGGCAAGATCCGCGCACGAACAAGGTGTAGCTACATTACCCGCTATAATAAACACGTCAGGTAGTTTTGACCTAATGTGAGATATCATTTCTTTCATCATGATACAGTGACCGTGAGCAATATCAATTGTAATATAATCGACTTTAAGACCGGTGGTTGATATAGTGTTGATAATCTCAAAGTCATTAGCTTGAACCCCTACACTAATAGATACAGTCTTCCACTTTTTCTCATTCGCGACTCGTACGAACCCTACTACATCAAGATCAAACCGATGCATGATATAGAAGTAATCATTTTCAGAGAGCGTTTCCGCGATCTTCGGCGTCATGACCGTTTTCATATTCGCTGGAATTACAGGTAACCTGAAGGGATTACTACCTATATAAGTAGATACGTCAGCTTCTGCGCGCGAACGTAAAGTACTATACTTTGGAACCAGGCATATATCGCTGTATTTGAGTGCTGGGGATGTATTCATGTTTTAATCGGTTTACAATTCCATTGGGACCATGGTATATCTTGCTTATAGGGTATAGGGTCTATGTACCCGGCTTGTAAGAATCCATGTATTCTCGAGGATGATGCTGGATTCTCTGCATCTGATAACTCTTCTCCAGAGTAACAGGTGTATGTATTTTTAAAATCGACGCGATGCTTTACTCCTAATCTTATAATATCTGACTTGTCTTTACATATTAACGGTGCTTCTATTTTTATGGTATGTCGCCTGTTGAGAAGGAGCAAGGAATTCATGCTATCTAGGAACTCCTCACTACCGTCCCAGTATCCAGCCTGGCTATCAACCATAGCCGCGCCGTGATATACAGTACTCGCACCGATCGATTCAGCATACGAACAGCATATTGTTAATAGTAGCTGATTCCTGAAAGGTACGTAATTAACGGTCTGAGGATCTCCTAGAATATCTCTCGTATTTGCAACATCGATGCTACTATTTGTCAAGGAGCTTATATTTGACAGCTCCTTAAAGAAGGATATATCTAGTATTTTATGAGACGTAACATTTGCTCGCTGTGCTTGCCACTTAGCGCAGTCGATTTCTCGTTTATGCCGTTGACCGTAATCAAAGGTAATCGCATGGACCTCGTCATATAATTTACTATTTGTAATATCATGTAATATTACAGTACTATCCAGTCCTCCTGAGATTGGTATCACGCATTTATTCATATCTGTATATATTATAGTATATATAATATCAAAAACAATGATTTTTAGTGAAATTTATGTAAGTACTTTAATGAATAACATACCTCTCATACAGCCACGTGTTATACAATCTCCATATACTGGAGAATATATACAGCCTAAATTAAGGACATATGATGACTCTTATAAGAATAAGAGATATACTGAAGCTCAATGGACATGTCCTTCTTCCGGTAACTTTATTAAGAAGGGAATTGTAAGTGTTGAAGATATTACACCTCCTAAGCAGTAACAATATCATCATTACTGACACTTGCATCGCCGTAACTATATGCGCTTTGAAGCTTTTCCTCTAGCCCCGGTAAAATAGTTTCATCCCATAACTCTACCTTATCCTTCCAGTTTTTATAGTATCCTAGCTTCGTACCATCCGGTAACTGGAACGTGCTACCCGTCTGTACAATAACCCCATGGTTAACAGCCATCTCTTTTAAGCCGGAATACTTATCGAGGCCGGCCTTATAGTTGAGATACATTTCACCTTCTAGAAATGGTGGTACAAATCTGTTTTTTATAGTTAAGGCTCGTAGTGTTGTACCACTATACTTGTTCGCTTCTGGAAGCTTTACATCAGTTTCATTAGCCTTATCGTGCTTTTCATCACGCTTAGCAAGTTGAACTAAAACACTCGCAAGATATACTGGACCTTTACCACCGGATTGATTTTTAACTAACGTAGGGAACATAGCCGCTGGGTCATCATACGTATGATTACTAAACATAATTGTGGTTTGCGCTTGAGCAGCTTTAAAAGTAAGTAGCCTCATCATACTCTTGAGGCCTTTTGCTCTAGTACCCATGTCCATTGCAGTTTTTCCCTTCTCTGCATCAGCTAGTTCCTTTTGACTTGCAAGATTTCCTAGAGAATCGATAGAAACTATAAATTTACCCTCCATCTTCGCTTCAATTATACTATCTAGAAAGGCGGATAGTTGATTTCTACACTCCTCGACAGTCTGAACTGGTACATATTTAACAGATTCCGGGTCTAGACCTACACCACGGGTAGAGCTTTCATCAATCGCAGCTTCAGTATCAAAAATAACCGGGATCATCCCGGCTTTTTGAGCCTTTGCAAGGATCTTGTTGAGAATAAAGGTTTTACCTGTTTGTGACGGACCGGCAAAGCCTGTTATTCGACCTTTAGGTACTCCGCCATATAAGCTACCAGAGATCATTGCATTTAATACCATACATCCGGTGTCATGCCATTCATTTACTGATGATAGAGCACTTTCTGATAGGAACTTTGCTTCCGGATTTAACTTATCGAGATTATCAAATACTTTTAGGACACTTTTATCGATCTTCATAGTTAATATTATAGTATACGTTCTCTAATTTTAAAGATAAAAAAACCCGGGAATATTCCCGGGTTTTTTGTGTTATAATATGAATATTTAGGATTCAGCCTCTGATGTGGTGGTTTCATCCTCCTTCTCGTCGTCGAAAAGCTGAACAACCTCAGGTTCGCTAGTATCCGCTGCTTCAACTAGCGGTGCTTCCGGAGGAGGATTTAAAAACAGATTTTCATACTGTGTAGTTAATCTCTCATCCAGTTCAACTCCTGTATTTTCCGTAATACTGGAGCGATTATACTTCCATACTACTCCATTCTCTCTTGAATCACCTACTAGCAATTCTCTGAATACGAACGGGAATAACTGCACGGAAATTTGACCGTTTTCACCTACGTTGACGTTAATAATACTCGGGTTCTTAACCGCGACCTGAGTATCTGTTGATAATTCCGATTGCTCGGAGCCGATAATAGCTCTTCCAATCCCGTCTACAAAAACAATAATATTATTCATATCTCTAATATTATATGATAAGATTAACTATAAATCAACTCGCTTTTAATAAATTTCTATATTTTTTAAGCTTATGATTTAACATCTGTACATATTCTGACATACTACCGTATTCTTTTGCACGAACAGGGCACGGTGACTTAAGTTCCTCTTCAATGTCTGTAATATTATCTTTGAGCTCCTCAAAAGAGTATGAAGACTCTTCATAAAATATATTAAATGGTACTAACATAATATTATTTATTATACCCCTAGTAATTCAAACAAGTCTGTCTGCATTTGTTCATTAGGTAACCTTAAGTCCCACTTTACGCTATTAAAAAACCTCTCAACGACACTATACACAATATTACCAAACATTTTTTCCGTATCGATCTGAAATAAATCTCTAAACTCATCTGGAATATAATATTTGTACCCTATAACACTAATATTATATTTATTAGGTTTGTCAATATAGAAGTATCTCATCTTTTCCCCGGATTTAATAGCTTCATATTGCTGATCAATCTCTAGAGATGATAATAGTGTGTTATGATAGTACGCAGCTTTGACGTGAACCGGCATGCCCTTACACGCATTAAAGCCATTACATTGAGGAGCATATTTCTCATATCCTCGCATCCCTACAACAAACGCGACATCTTCAATAGGTAACTGCTTAAATTTATCATATGCATTCATGAAAGCTTCATCAGCTTTTGATTTACTCTTTGTAGACATCATCGTTTCGATAATGTCTTTAATTAATGGCTTTACAGCCGCCGGGATAGTACTACGGACTACTTCCACTCCTGTATACTTGAACTTATTCATAGGTATTCCCTCATCATCGAGAACGTGTAATACATATCTCTTTTTTTCGAGGAAAATACCCACGTCACACATACATTCTCGCTTAAAAACGAATCTACTATCCCTACTATTTAGAGCACTCTTTGCCCATTTTGTAATCTCGATATTTAAATCATCTTCTAGCAGCTGAACCTCCGTATATACTTCTTCTGGTATCTCTGAACCATTATATATCTCTAGATTTTTAGCATCTAAGATCGATTGTATAGTAATATAACTACTGTCAGTATCATTATAAATAATAGGATCAGCATCTGGATTGTTCGATCTATCTCTCACATACTTTTGAAGTATTTTATTTGATTGTTTAATAACGGCCTGACCTGTTAGTGTAATACTCCGAGCTATATCCGGGTCACCCATTGGAGCATGCTTATTACCGAAGTATCCATATATACTATTTAGATAAATCTTCAAACACATTTGTTTATCATTTAATCTAGTAATATCTCTCTCTAGAATCTTCACCTCCTCTTGAGAAGGCTTTTTTGACAGCTTAAGCTTACTACTAAGCAGTTCATCCTTTAAATCCTTCCGTTGCTTATATAACCTATCAACAATATATGGTACTATACCCATCTTATTTTGTGAGAATAAGACGTTTGCCTTACTGAGTGATATATTATTTTTCTGGATAAATGTAGTGAACTCTGATATAGTTAAGGTATGTATTTTATTTGATACATCTCTAATGCATATACCAGTATCGTCTTTTGAGACTACTGTTCCGACTTTAGTCTCTGGGGATAGATTTAAAGAAATCATTGTATTCGGATATAGACTATTAGCATCAAAGGATACAATAGCGTCCTGAAAGCCTCGCTCCGGTTCTCCCACATATGCACCTTCATATTTAGCATTTAATGCATCGCTATCCTTACGGAAAGTAGGTATGACTTTACCTTGCTGCCTCGCTTGGATGACAATAGAGCCTGTAACAATACCTACAGTGCCCATAGCTTTCTCTAGAGTAGTCATACCGATATACGAAAGCATCCTTAATAACTCTAAATATCTCAATTTATTTTCTAATCTCACTAGTAGATTTACATCCTGTACGTTATACTCTACGAAAGTTTGCCAATCCCTATCGGCTAATTCATGTAATTGCTGATTACCATAATCAATCTTCTTCTCACCTAGTTCAATTTGACCTATAAAATCGAGTTTATATGACTCTTTTAGGTCAAGGCTAAACTTCTTGTATATATCGAGGTAGTCAATGCTAGAGATTCCACTAATATACCATCGTGTTTGAAAGTTACCGAATGTACCTTGTCTATTGAGTGAAAAAACATTACCAACTGGTGATAGCCTCTCTACTGCATCTTCACCTAGTATCCTTGTTACTCTATTTATAATATATGGAATATCAAAGAACTCGCTATTCCACCCTGTAAGAATATCTGGCGGATCTCTCTCAATATATTCAATAAAGCTCTCCAGTAATTCCACTTCATTCTGACAGTGTGTATATCGGCAGTTGTCTATCTTTCGCTTTAACGGGTGTAATCCCCATGTTATAAAGGTATCCCTTAATGAATCATATACAGTTATGACATTGATACTATCCTTCGCGGTTTCTGGCGTGGGAAATCCGTTCGCGCTATATGTCTCGATATCGAAGAACATAACTTTAAGTGGATGCTTCGTCATATCGTCACTATCATACATACTTTCGAACTGATCAATTAAAAATTGCTGCTCGACTGGTATATTCTCAAATATCCTACTAGTACCAGTTTGGTTGACCCACTGTTTTCGCTCTCCTTGATTCTTAAAGGATCGCTTCTTAAGTTGAGTACCGAATAGTGACGTTTTATCTCCAGCTAGCTTAGTCTCTGTATACACATACGGTGAGTAGCTACATTCAAATACCTCTCTATCTCCAAAGTTATTCCATGCGAATAACTTCATGACCTCTCTTCTCGAGTCGTAATATACGTTTCTATACATCTTATATATATATTATGATAAATATTCTATATTATGCAACAAGATTTTTTTGTTTTAAATAAAAAGACGTTCAGATGTATATCACCAGCTAATATAGCCTCTGGTATAGATACAAATGCTTTAGGATTAT